CAGAAAAGGCACCGAGATTTATTCCCGATGCCTTTATTGTGTTAAACTATGTAATTTACGTCTGACTCTCAGGAGAAACAGCAACTTTGCCATTTTACTTTTCCAGTTGGGAAAATATTTTTTCATAGTTGGGAAAGTTATTTTTCTCCATTGTAGTTCTTTAATATTTCGTCAGCTTCATACTCGGACTTCGACAAAGGAGCACGCTTGTATTTGTCCATTATTGACTGCTGTTTACGAGTCAACTCATCATAACGTCTTTTCTGCTCAGCCTTCATTTTGCGATATTCGTCAACTCGTTTCAGGAAATGCGCTGCTGGCTCATATTGACCACGGATAGGCATCCCACCTTCGCCAATTTTACTCCATTCTTTCTTTATGAAGTCTTCTCTTAGCATCATTTTACAACCATCAATAGTAACACATATTGAATGGTGTTCAGAACAATCTTTCCTCAGCCTTTCTATCATTTCCTTTGCCTTCTTATCACTCAACTCACGATTCACGCTTATTATTCTCTGTACAATTATTACAGCAACAATAGCTAAAAGCAACATTATACCAATAAATACTTCCATTACATTACCCCCATTCTTTTATGAACCAAAACCAAATCATTTCCTTTCATCGCCACTAATATCCAGTTCAGTATTGTACCAAAGATACACCCTAATATCCAATGACCATCATGCTGCCAAAACGTATGCCACAAATAGAAAGTTCCAAAAGCAAATCCAAGCATATATAGGAAAAAGGCACTATAGACATCAACCTGTCTTAATCTGATGAAATAATATGGGAAGAACGTTATCGACTTATCAAACAAGTTCGATACCAACATAAATGGCAATGTTCCTATCATTAACAATACAATATAAATAACATCAATGGAAATAGTCCACTTCACTGACAAGAGGACTATAGCATCACACAATATTAAAACAAACAACGTGTATAAATTTGTTATAATCAGTTTCATATTTACTACATTTTTATAATTAAACATTCATGTTATCCTACATTTGCTTGTCTCATGCTACCGCCCAAGATGGACAGTAACTGGTCATAGCGTTTTTCCAACTCCTCGTACTTCGCCTTCCATACAGAATCGTTTAATAAGTCGTTTTTGTCTTCACCATACTCTGGTTTAGGTTCTGCCGCCAATACAGAATGTTCCTCTACAACTCGATTTTCCTTACCACGAAAAAGCCATTCTGCTGAAATCTCATCAAATTCTTTCAGGAACCCTTCGATAAGACCAAGTGATACCGCTTGGTCACCACGAAGTTGGCGATTGCAAGTTACCTGCTGCATTCCTATCATTTTTGAAAAAGCAGCTATACTTATCTGTTTAGACTCTAAAACAGACCTAATTCTCTGTGCTACAACACTTTCCATACATTTTACATTTTTAAACCATACTTAAATAAACATAACTGACTAAAGAAATATGCAATTTTGTTTGGCTATCTAAACATATTTGCATACCTTTGCACTCGTAATCAATAAGTGCTTAATTATTAAAAGCAAAAATACAACAAAAAATTAAGTTATGCAAGCAAAAAAGATAAAAATTATCAAAGTTCCGCTTGAAGGACGAAAAAAACTTGCCGAGCGATATGGTTGTTGCAGAGAGACAATCTTCAACGCTCTTGCGTTTAGGAGTCAGAGCAAGCAGTCTGAGGACATCAGGCAAGATGCTTTGAATAAGTACGGGGGAGTTAAAACCGACAAGGTCGTGTTTTATTAGGAAGGAGGTGAGTATGATTAAGAGATTATTCAGAACATGGCTGAGATGGACTCTTTTTAAAAAACTGAGCAAGTCATGTACCAACTGGGAAGAAGGTTTCATTTGGGTATATAACTTGCCAGTTTGGGAATGGAACATCGGCATATACTGCATTGAGCGTACAGAACGCACGTATTGGCACGATGCGCATTATGATAACATCAAAAGAAAAGTGTCTGTAGAAGAAGCTCAAAAACTTTTAAACTTCTTCCACAAGTAGGAACACAGTAACTTGGTTCAATGGTGTACCATCATTAGTAACGACAGTGCTATTACAAGAGGAGATACTTACAACTCTCGATTCGTTAGCATTTAGTTTGTCTATACGAGAATTAATCTTTTCGTTCAACTCATCCAAGTTATCTGTCTGATAGGTGAACATAATTACTTTTTGCTGTTTCATACGAAATTGAATTAAGTTAAAATAAAAATTTGTCACCCGCAAAGGTACAAAATAAAAACTACAATCGGGCAACGGTAGATATAATAATGTATAAAATGAAAATTTGTCACTTTCTGTTTCATACACTACCGCCCGATTTTAAAACTGGAGGAACCCTATGAATGAAATCGTTTACAGAGGTGAAAGCAACCAACCTCTAACAAATAGCAAACTGGTTGCTGAGGTCTTTGGCAAAGAGCACCGCAATGTTGTAAGAGACATTAAAAACCTCATCGAAGGGGGTGTGCTCAAAAATGAGCAGACCCCGATGTTTGAGGAAACGACCTACATCAATGAGCAGAATAAACAGAGTTATCCAATGTTCATCATGAACCAAGATGGTTTCACTCTGCTGGCGATGGGATTCAACGGCAAGAAGGCGATGGAGTTCAAACTGAAATACATTGAAGCCTTCAACGCTATGAAGAGACAGATTGAGCAATCCAAGCCATCCGTCCCACAGAACTATCTCGAAGCTCTCAAATCTCTGGTCAAGAGCGAGGAGGAGAAACAGCAGTTAGCCTTGGAGAACAAGCAGCAGCAAGCAACCATCCTCACTGTCAGCAAGGATAACATGGAACTTGGCAGCAGAATCACCGAAATGCTCCCAAAAGTTAGTTACTACGATAAAATCTTGCAGAGCAATGCCACCATGACCATCACTCAGATAGCGCAGGACTACGGAATGAGTGCGGTGAGAATGAACAAAGAGTTGGAGTCTATGAGAATCCAGCATAAGGTTCGAGGTCAGTGGATATTGTACGGACAGTTCCTTACTGGCGGCTACGTTCATAGCAGAGCAGTTGACATCATCCGTTCAGACGGAAGACATGACGTGAAGTATAACACCGAGTGGACAACCAAGGGAAGAATCTTCCTTTATGATGCACTCAAAGCGAAGGGCATTCTCCCCTTAATAGAGCAGGAATGCACTCCCAGAGTTAAGGGCACTGGTAGAACAGAGTCGTCAAAGACAACTGGTGCCTGTTAGTAAACCATCAAATTCAACTGATATGATAGACCAAGAGATAAAGGAGCAGTTAGACCGCATCGAGCAGTATTCGATGATAGCTGCTAAGTCAATGCTCAATATCAAGGAAGCTGCATTTATACTCGGCATGACCGTAGAAGGAGTCAGGATGAACGTAAGAAACCACATTCTCCCCTGCTACAAACCGAACGTCAACCGACTCTACTTCAAGAAGAGCGAGTTGGAAGACTGGATGATGCAGAACCGCTCGAAGAGTATGGCAGAGATAGAATCAGAGGCAGCAGCCTATTGTGCAACCCATTAAAAATATAGAATATGTTCTCAACAGTCATGTTAATATTGTCAATTATCACTTTTTGTGTAATGACAAATGAGATTTACCGCTCATTCAAGGAATGGGGCAAATAAGATATGGTGAGTGAACCTCAATAAAGTTCATAATAGATAAAAATTTAGTTAGCGTTATTGATATTGTTTAAGTGGAGGTTTTTTGGAGTTCACTACTCCCACTCACCAAAAGCCAGAAATGTTTTATGTTGATGCGTTAGACGCAAGTAGTTCAGTTGGTAGAATAGAAGGTTCCCCATCCTTCGAGGTCGTGGGTTCGAGTCCCACCTTGCGTCCCAATAGCCTGATTCCAAGGCTTCATATCGGATAGGATAAACCTTCCTGAAGAGGTACTCGTAGCCAAAAGCAACGTATGCAACTACAACATACGATTAGACGAGGACGTAGCAAGACTATTACCTGCACCGCAACAGGTGGAATTGGGAACGTCTTGGAGTTCACTTGTGAAGATGCAGACCTGATGCCGTGACCATTAAAGATAATGTAGCATTAAGAGGTAGAAGCGCACAACTACAATTCGGTTCTAATGCAGCCAGCATGAAGCAGAATAGATGATACATATTCGCAACCCACATTTTTGACTCTATTATCATATTAATAATGTATGCGGAAATAGTGCTGGGAGTCCTAAGCCTCCATGAATGCAGAAGGGAACTTGAAGACACATGTCCTTAGGCGAAAGCGTGGCTCGGCTTGTGTCTTTGGGCGCACGGATTGGATTAAAGGCCTCGGACGTGCGCCCTTTTCAATAGAAGTTTTTTCATTAGATTCCATACATTTATATTTTGCGGTAGCGACCGATCAGGTGATAAATAAAACACTCGCCACACCATTCGTGAGAATCGTGGGGTTTATTTTGAAAGTCAAACAATTAAATATTATAGCTTATGAACAACTCAGCAAGTGGAAACTATCCACCAGGCGCAGCCAACGACCCGTCTGCACCTTACAATCAACCTGAATATCCTGAGTATCAGGACTACGATGTTACGGCATCATTCGTACTTAACAAGTCGTTTACAGTTACCTCATCTTCTGATGAGGAGGAAGGTATCAAGCAAGACCTCATTGAAGACTACATGACACCTATAGACCTCATCAATGAGTTGAAAAAAAGACTGCAAGGTGAGTTGGAATTAGACCCGACAAACAAAGCAATCAAGAGTCTTATCAAGGAGTGTGATGGATGGACGTGTGACTGTGACATCTGTGTTGACAACATTTAAATAATATAGGTATGGGCAACTTAGATTTATATAACAAGCTCAAAGTCGTACCAGCGGAAGCGATAAAACCAATCCAGAGCGGGCGACTTAAAGGCAAGAGCGACATCAATCCAATGTGGCGCATCAAGACGATGACAGAACATTTTGGTGTTTGCGGAATTGGTTGGAAGTATGTTATTACAAAGCAATGGACTGAAACTTATGGTACAGAGACTAAAGCGTACTGCAATATAGACCTTTTCGTCAAGGTTGACGGTCAATGGTCTGATGCTATTCAGGGTACTGGAGGTTCATCCGAGGTTACGATGGAACGAAATGGTTCATACGTATCTGACGAATGCTACAAAATGGCACTCACAGACGCACTCTCTGTAGCAATGAAGGCACTTGGTGTTGGAGCAGATATTTACTTCGAGAAAGGAAAATCAATGGACTATTCCTCTAAGTACGCTATGCAAGAGGATTTATCAAAAACTCAACAACAAGAAACACAGACGCAGCAGCAGAACGCTCAGTATCACACGAATGACGTGAATGAAGGATTGAATTATCTGAGCAGATGTGTCAACAAAGACAATCTGATATGGGTAGTTCAGACATACAAGCCGCTTACCGCCAATCCTCAGTTTATGCAAGCAGTTTCAGCCAAGAAGAAACAATTAGGAATACAATAATGACAGAAGTAAAGAAAATTACGTTAAATGAACCGAAGGTTACATTCATTGAAGAATCTCATCAGTACTTCCTCGGCAACAAGGAACTGAAAGGTGTAACAGGAACGCTCATCAAGAAAGCCTTCCCTGACACCTACAAGAATATCCCAGAGTCTGTACTGATGAAGGCAGCAGAGCGTGGAGGTCTTATCCACAACACGTTTGAAACCTTCTGTTCCATCTTCGATGCAGACATCAAAAAGTACCCGAACCCTACCGAAGAGCTTCAAGCCTTCCACGCTATGTTAGTCTCATTCGGTTTACACTATGTAGCATCCGAATATCTCGTTACCGATGGTGAGAACTTCGCATCTGCCATTGATGGTATCTTTGCGGACGATGAAGGCAATATCTATCTTGTAGATTACAAGACCACAGCCACCCTCCACTACGACAATGTATCTCTCCAGTTATCCATCTATGCCAAATGGTTCGAGGAGCAGAATCCTGACTTGAAGGTGAAGGAGATTGTCTGCATGTGGTTCAAGAATGGACAGAGCAAGTTCCAGCCACTCCCAAGAGTATCAGATGAGCAGATAGATGAGTTAATCAACGCTTATCTCACAGACGATGCAGACTATCAGTATAAGGTAGAAGTACCTGAACAGTTCTCGGCATTGGAGCAGGAGTATCGCCTGATAACTGCCCGTATTGATGCGATGAAGATTGTGCAGGACGGATTGAAGGAGAAGATAATGAAGATGATGGAGGCTAACAAGCAGAAATCCATCAAGACTAATATCGGCTCTTACTCTTATGTGGCAGCTACCACCAAGAAAACCTTTGATATGAAGCTTTTCAAGGATTCAGAGCCAGAACATTACGAGTATTATCTGAAAGAAACGGCTACCAAGCCATCGTTAAGAATCAAACTTAATTAATTAAATATGAACGTAAAGTTTACAGGCAAGATTATTGCGGTAGGGCAAGTTCAGATGGGAACTTCCCAAAACGGAACCCAATGGAGTTCGTGTGAATATACCATCGAAGAGTTGAACGAGCAATACCCTTCAAGAGCCGTTATCCAAGTGTACGGCTCTGACAAGTTGCAGCAGTTCAATATCCAGTTAGGCGAAATCATCACCGCTCACATCGGACTGAAAGCACGTCAGTCTAAAGAAGGACGCTGGTTCAATCAGTTAGACTGCTGGAAGGTTGACCGACCAAACGCTCAACCGCAAAGTCAGATTGGGCAGAACCCACAGCAACAGGGTGGTCAATATTCAGGAGGTCAGCAAGGAAATCTCCCATTCCCTCCACGTCAATAAATAAGGTATGGAAATCCATCTTGTACGAACAACCACTGGTCTTCGTCCATACTCGGATGATGATTACGAGGAAATGAAAAAGATAAAGGTTGGTTCCATCGTCAAGGCAAACATAGTTCGACCAAGGAACATCAAGTTCCATCGTAAGTTCTTCGCTCTTATCCGTGCGGCATTGGATTGTCTTACAGAGCAGCAGCGCACCAACCTACGCTCAGTAGATACATTTCGTGAGCAGCTTCTGATAACATCAGGATTCAGCGAACCACTCTACGACCTGAACGGACAGAAGTTCTTGGAGAGAGCCAAGTCTATCTCCTTCGCCAAGATGGATGAGCCAGCCTTTAATGAAGTATATTCCAAAGTCTTAGACACCATTCTTACCATCATGGTAGCAAATGGTGTTACAGAAGACGAGTTTAATAACATTTTACAAAATTATAGTTGATATGACACGTAGAAACAACAAGCGCAACAACAGACATAATAGTCAGCGCAACAACAAAACAGAGTTTTCACCATTCGCTCAGATGCTTTTCGGATTACTACTTGGCAAGGGTACAGAAATGATTGCTGAGAAAATGGCAGAAGAAGCAAAAAAGACTCCTGATATTCACACAGAAGGAATTACCAATAAGGACATCAACAACATCAACAACGGCAATGCAACCCTATCTAAGTTGCGTATTCCTGCTGATGGTTCGGCAGTTGAGTACCCTATCCCTGATGGTCTTACTTTCTTCTTCAACGAAGAAGGCAAGTTGATGGTACAGAAAGCTCCTGGTGATAAGAATGGAGAGCCTATCACTTATGATGATATTTGCAAGAAACTGTTCTTTAACAAGACCGCATACTGGGTTCGCGGTAAAAATATCGAAGAAGGTGTTATTAGAGAGTCTTATAATGATATTGACAACTGCACAAGTGTGGCTCAGGTAAAGCGGGTAGTCGCTTTCAATAAGTTGCAGAACATCGCCAAGTATCTCAACAAGGGATGGAAACCTAACTTTTGCATCGGCGATAAAAAATGGGGTATCATTAAGGAAGGAGAAGGATTCTCTCCTAAATATATTAGGATGATAAACGACGCAAACATTTACTTCAGAGACAAAGACCTTGCTAATGAAGCCATCCGCCTGATGGGTGAAGAATCTCTCAACGACCTTTTCTCAACTGACTGGTAATGACATCATACGCTGAAATCAAGGCAAAGTTAGAACAGGAAGGCAAGAAGATACGCAAGCGTTCATCCTATAATGAACACAACTTGCAAGCCGCAGAGGTCAGGTATATCCGTGGGGTATATCCTGACCTTGAAGGTGTCTTCTTTGCCGTTCCGAACGGTGGCAAGCGAACCTCCCAACAAGCCACATGGTTGAAAGAAGAAGGTATGAAGGCAGGAGTATCAGATATGCTGCTCCTGAAGCGCACCTCTCAGTATGGATTCCTTTGCATAGAGAACAAAACTCCAAAGGGCAGACAGGAACCAGCGCAGAAGGTATTCCAGTTTGAAGTCGAACGGCATGGTGGCAAGTACATCATCGTCCGCTCTATAGACGAATTTATGAAAGCAATCGACAATTATCTTAATGGAGAACTATGACAGAAGAAATCAGACAAGCCATCCAACTTCTTGAAGAAAACGGCTACAAAGTAACTCCTCCACCAAAGGAAGTCAAAGACGAATACACCTTTGAGCGAGCATGGAACCTCTACGAAAAGAAGGTTGGCTGCAAAGCAAAACTCGAAAAGAAGTGGAACTCTATGAGCCAGAAAGACCGCAAAGCAGCTATAGAGTATATTCCTCTCTATGTACTCTCCCAACCCAACAAGCAGTATCGCAAGAACTTCCAGACATTCCTCAACCAGCGAGGATGGGAAGACGAACTTATCGGAGCAACACCACCGCCAGCAGTTATCAACGAGCAACCATCTGAGATAAGCCAACTTATCGCCAAAACAAAGGCAGAACAGGAGCGGAATACGGACGATGCAAAGAATCATGCCCTTCGACAACGCATCTTTGGCATGATAGAGGTTCTCAAAAAGAATCCAAAGAGCTTCTGTAAATCTCTGTTGGAGATATATCGTGATAATGGAACGTTGGAGCGTTTGGGTATAGAATGGAATCCTCAAACATAAATAAAATGATAGCAATCAGCAAATACAACAAGCAGCATCCTCTCAGAGTATTCGAGGCATTCGCTGGATATGGCAGCCAGAGTCTCGCCTTCAAGTACCTTCAAGAGAACCATCCTGAGTTTGACTTCAAGGTAGTAGGATATTCGGAGATAGAACCTTCTGCTATTCAAGCCTACAGACTTTTGCATGGGTGGGATATTCCTAACTTCGGTGACGTGACAAGAATTGACTGGAACGAGGTTCCCGACTTCGACTTCATCAGTTGGTCTTCTCCATGCCAAGACTTCTCAAATGCAGGTCTCAGGCAAGGTGGCGAGGAAGGGAGCGGCACACGTTCATCACTTATTTTTCAGGAGAAGAGGATGCTGACAGTCAAGAAACCGAAATATGTAATGCTTGAGAATGTGAAAGGTCTCCTATCCGAGAAAATGAGAAAGTACTTCTTCCAATATCTCAGAGACCTCGACTCTTTCGGCTACACGTCATTTTACAAGGTTCTTAATTCTAAGGACTATGGAATACCACAGAATCGTGAACGTATCTTCGTAATCTCTATCCTAAGAACAGAAGACGAGCCGAACCCTGAGTATCATTTCCCTTCTCCTATCAAGTTAGAGACTACGGTTGAGGATATGTTAGAAGACAATGTTTCTCCCGAATATTTCATGTCGCAACAACTCCTCGAAAAGTATCTCTCCAAAGCAGACATCAATGAAGCAATCCAAAAACTCTACCCAGAAGATAGCGATACCGAAAACGGCTGATGAATGCTCCCCTACCATCACATCATCGTTTGGAGCAGGTATTAGCATAGCAAATCTTCTTAGTGTTGACCACTTCCCTAAGGGGGGGGTACTGATAATCAAAAAAATATAATCAGAAAACTACTCATTAATTCAGACGTAGAAGGCATGAGTAGAACCATCCGCTGTAGCTATTACAAGACAAGTTTAGCCAACTTTCTTTCACAAACAGGAAGTTGTGCCAGCGGAGTTTTAATCATCAAAAAATTATAATGTGCGACAAAATTATAAAGCTGGCAAACCTCCAAATCAAAGGCAGAATAGAGCAGCAGACCAGAGTCTATTCCACAAAGGGAATCTCTCCTACTCTCAATTCTGCTATGGGTCACGGAGGTAACTGCATTCCATTATTCTTAATAGTAAAAGAAATATGATAACAGGAGGAAAGAGAATGAAATCACTACTCCTATCAGGGAAGGTCAAGCCTGATATGGGGGGGGCAAGTCTTAGACCTCTATAACCAGCAAGTCTATGACAATATTGCTCCAACAATGCTAACAACCATTGATTCTTCATCAATGACATTCGTAACCATCATGAACAAAGAAATCATTCACACCGCACCTAATGGAAAGAAATACTCCATCCAAATCAGAAAGTACACTCCAAGAGATTGTTTCCGTCTGATGGGAGTACATGAAGCTGACATAGATAAACTCCTGAGCAAGGAGAAGTCTGGTCAACTCATTATCTGTAAGAGCAAACTCTACGCACTTGCAGGAAACTCAATAGTCACCAACTGCCTGACTGCCATGTTCGAGGAACTGATATTTCCATCAGGGAATCACTATCACGACAAGAGCGGTCAGCTTTCACTCTTTTAGCTTATGAATAATTTCGGATATATCAAGATAGGCAAGCGCATCAGCAAAGCGCACAAAGCCCTCTTTACCCACAAGACCATGGTACTATGGTACAAAGGCACCCCAATCATCGGGACAATGCACGATGATTTGTGGTACCAACAAGACATGAACGGAATGTGGGAGCAATTAATGTTCCAGCAACAAGTAACTCACGTATCATTCTTACCTTCCCCACCAAATGAAGACTGAAAAAGAACAAATCTTAGCCATCATCGCTGAAATTCAGGAAGAGCGTAAGGCTGCGCACATCGTTCCCAATCATGTTCTTGCAGTAGAAATCATCAACCGAAGATTTCATCAGCCGCAGCAAGCCCTCAACGAATTATGTGCAGAACACTCAACGATACGGCATTCACTATCAAGTCATAGTAAAGCTATATAGATTGAAATAGAAATTTATAAATCAAAAACAATATGGAAGAAAAGTTAGGAATAATTACAAAGGAAGACTTGGAGGTATTATCTAAAAAAGCCTTTGAGTCTGCAAAGAGCAAGGGCTTCTACCCTGATACTGGTATTGATACTACACTCTACCTGATGTTCATCATCGTGGAAATGAGCGAAGCTTTACAAGCCGACAGAAAGAACAGACATGGTTCAATCGAAGACTACGAAATCGAGATAGAAATGGGCAGATACTTTCCGACCGCCTACCGAAACTCATTGGAAGGCACAGTAGAGTCTGAGTTTGCCGACATCGCTATTCGTATTCTCTCACTCTTGGGTAGTATCATGGATAGCGCAAAAATCGAACTCATGGGAGATAATGACATAAAAGATGAATACAAATTGGCTAAATTTATCTTTGGGTCTAATATAGTAGAAGACCTATACAGACTCATCGAAAAGATGGGAGTCTGTGACTTGGATGATTCTCCAAACTGGTATCTCGCCAAACATCTTCAGGAAATGCTAATAGTCATCTTTGCGATTGCCCACAGTAACAATATCAACCTGATGGAACATATCAGGTTGAAAATGAAGTACAACGAAACCCGTCCGTATCTACACGGAAGTAAATATTAGGAGGACAGAATATGTTTGGAATAGAAAAGATTTCAAGAAGATGCTTAATGACGTTGAGTGATGGTAGCTTGAAACTTGCTACCATCACCATCCCAAAGCCTACCAAACCCATCTTTCCTGAGCAGATGGAACGAGAGTTTATCAAGAACATCAACAACTCGCAACATCTTGCGGAAAACAAGGTTGTAAAGTTGCATATAATGAGAAATTAGCTTATGGAAGATTTACCTATTGGTTCAGAAATCACCTTAAAGGTGGTCGAGGACAAGAAAGGAGAATGCAACGGATGCTTCTTTTACGAGTTCGCAAGCGATATGTACGCAGAAACTTGTACCGGATTTAAGTGCGGTAGTACTGAGCGTAAGGATGGCAAAAATATTCATTTTAAAAGAGTAAAATAATATGAAAGAAAAGATTAATATAGCGGAAATCCTTAAGGATAAACCGAAGGGCATAAGATTATACTCGCCTATATTTGGTGATTGTTCATTTCAGTGTATACAAAATGAAACGGATGATATATGTGTAAAGAAACATAATAACGGGATGGAGATTTTTTCTTCTAAAGGGTTATATAATATACTAGGAGAATGCCTATTATTCCCCTCTAGAAACATGCGTGACTGGAGTAAGTTCCTTTGGAAGAGAGGTGACGTATTAGTTAGTAATGATGGTGATAGTCATATAATCTTTAAGGGATTCTCAACAGAGGATTATTCTATGTTTAAAGGTAAGCACTGGATTAGTGTAAGAAAAAAAAGATATATACCTTGTTTAAATGTGCAGAATGTACAAGATTATCATATTGAAGATGACGAGGATGCCGCTCAGACCTACATCAACACCATCGAGAAACAATTGGGTGGCAAACTGAACCGTGAAACTCTGGAGATAGAAAAGGCTCAGCCTGAGTTCAAGGATGAGGATATAGTGGTATATGGAAAATCAGTAGCAATATGCCGAAAGATTTATAAGCATACCCTTAGTTTCTATGTTTCTCTAAATGAAATGTTTGGATTATTGTTTGACGATGAAGTGGAATCATCTGAAGAGTATAGATTTGCTACAGAAGAAGAGAAACAGCAGCTCTTTGATGCTCTCGAAAAGGAAGGCAAGGCTTGGGATGCTGAGAAGAAGCAGATTGTTGACTTGAAGTCAAAGATTGATGAGCTGAAACCATACGATAAGGTACTGGTTAAAGATAACCCTTATGGAAGTTGGGAGCCAGCTCTCTTTTGGAAGAAAGTTGACGTAAAAGACTTTCATCCCTATATGATTATAGGAGGTAAAAGATATAGATATTGTGAACCTTACGAAGGCAGTGAGCATCTTTTAGGTACAACAAATAACGTGTAGGGCTAATTATGGGCAATGAAGATTTAACGAATTACATACCTTGGTATTATCTACCACGCTTTAAGTGTGAAGATATACAAGATGGTAAGGCAAAAAGGAGAATACGTAGAAAGAATCAACTTAGAAAAAGAAAGGGTAGATTATGATAGAGGATAAGAAAATAGAAGAAGCTGCAAGAGGGGCAGCAGACTTGTATGAGCAAGATTTGCCTATAATGTCTTATAATGAAGACACAGAGGTTGATGGTCAGCATCATTTCTGTCAAGAGTTTGGTGCAGAATTATTTAAAGATGGTGCTAAGTGGGCTATCAATGAGTTCTTGAAAGACTTGTGGCATCCTATTAGTGATAAGCCAGAAGAACATACAGATATTATCTACATTGATGAAGACAAAGGTTTTTGGGATATTAATAACTATGATTCTAATAACTTTGATGATTCTTTTGGTAAAGGTTGGGAGTCAGCTTGTAGAACGCAAGACATTTATAAGTGGGCTTACAAAGATGATTTGCTTCCAAAGGAAGGAGGTGAGCAATGATTAAACCAGTTACTATGTATTCTGTAATATGTGACAGATGCGGAAAGTCTTTCATTGATGAGTTTAATGGCATTGTGGCTTGGTTAGACGAAGGCACTGCCAAAGAGCAAGCAATGGAAAGCGAATGGGCAGAGATTGGCGGTAAGCACTACTGCCCAGACTGCTATGAGTTTGACGATGAGTTGAATGAGTATGTTCCTAAAAAGAAAGGATTTAAGCAATGATGTATCGTGATAAAGACGGTTATTACCTTTATCAAAGGTTGCCAAGAGAATCAATGCCAAAGGTTGTCATTAATACGACTTCTCCAAAGGAGTATGGGCAGAAACTTTTAAATAGAAAGAGAGGAAGAAAATGAAAGAGTTTAAAGTTGGAGAAAGAGTTGTCTTGGAAATTACTGAAACCGAGGAAGAAACTTGCTATGGTTGTTTCTTTTTTGGCAATAGTGCTTGTGAAGTTTGGAGGAAATACCCATGCAGTCCTAAACTACGTAAGGATAATAAGAATGTAATCTTTGAAGAAGTAAAGGAGTAAAGCGTATGGTTGGTAATTTAATGAGAGCAGCATTGATAATGGCTGCAACGACTGCTTATGCACAAAATAGTATTTTTGGAGTTCCAAGTCCTAAACTTGATAAATTAAAAGGTAATATCCCTTCTGATAAACAGAAGTGTCAGCCAAATGCGCAGCATGAGTTCACCATCAAGGGTGTTAAGATTATGGCAGCTTCTAAGAAAGATGCTATCAAGAAGTTTAATCATCGTAAAAAGTAAAGCGTATGTTGTACGAAGCAAAACAGGGAAGTAAGGCTTATGAATACATTAAGAGTATTCTCGATGCAGAATTTGAAGAGCATCAAGCATACATGAAACGAGTAGAAGAAGCCATAGGTTTCAAATTTGAAAAATATCATGGCTATCAGCCTAACAGAACTCTCACAAGAGTGTACGAGATTACCGCTATATGGGTTCTTTCTGAGCGTTACGATACGTTAGATAAGAAGGTGTGGAAGAAGATAGACGGTGAAAAAATGGAGGACGGTTACTATATAGCTATTGCGCCTAACAAGCGTAGTAAGCAAGGTAAGGCAATAGCAGCAGTACTTACATCATATAAATCCTTTACTCATCATTTCAAGATATTGAAGGAACTGAATATCGAAGTTCCGAACGTCAGCCGATTCTCCATCACCCAGCTTTTACGTCACAAAGACCGCATTTTCGTTTACTTCGATAATAGTATTAGAGCTGAAAAGCAAAATCCAGACTTCGTGGAAATCACGATAGGTGAGTATGAGGATTTCATTAATGGTAAAGACTAAGCGTATGGATAAGTTAGAATACATTCCAGGAGATTTGGTAATGACAAACGGAGTACCTTTAGGTACTGCAAAAGATGTCGTTTACAGAGTAACATCATCCGACCCATCAAAGACATTAAAGTTGGACGATGGAACGGTTCTTAAAGGTGTTGTCTGCTTAGAGAATATCGAAGGTGCGGAATTAGGAGAGAGAGGCTATCTCTCAGGTGACTGCTGTGCTTGGGTTAAGGATATTGTTCCTATCGATCTTGTGCCAGCAATTTTGGAGAAGAATGGATGGAATAAATCCACAAGCTGGTTTTACGTTGGCAGCGAAGAGCGTGGCTATCAGTTTTCCAAGGAACTAGATGACAAATGGGATGAGCTTGATAGAATGACTTATGGTGACTTACAAATCAGTCAATGTGAAAATCTTAGAGATTGGAACTATATAAATGAATGTAATCACTATTTTCGTTTTGAGTTTACTTATGTTCACGAACTCCAGCATTTATTATATGCCTTGCATATAGATAGTAACTTAAAAATATAATGATATGGCACAGAAATATATAGTTGATGATATTGTTATGTATAAAAACAGAATACATACAATTATAGAAACACTTGGACGAAATAATTATGAATTATCTTATGTAAGACATCCTGTAAATCAAGCAGAATTATCAGGATTTTCTCTTACCACTGAGTTTCTTGAAAAGAACGGATGGAAGAAATCAAAGATAAATGATTGTGCATACTTCTATTACAAAGACGGATTATTTCTTACTTATACATCGAAAGATGGTAAGTTTTGGTTTGACGACTTTGATTATAGTAGCAGTATATGCGTAGAACTTCCTTATGTACATAGCTTGCAGCACCTTCTCTTCGGTCTTGGAATTAAGCACGAAATGGAGGTGTAGGTATGGCAAAGTGTCCTTTTAATAAATATAAAGAGTGTCAAGAATCAGATTCGAGATATTGTTATTGTACTCTTCCATGTGATGTGTATAATAATTATAAGAATAAGTTGTTAACTTAAAAGTATAGAGATATGAAATTAGGAGAACTCAGAAAAATCATAGCAGATATAGACACAGTATATGATAATTGTGATGTAACTTGTTATGAGAGCAATGGTAATTTAGGATATGCAAGTATTGCAACTACTGCTTATCTTGGGAAGACGTATGTAAATCAAGGCTATCCTATACGTAGAACATTTCAAATTCAATTTGAATTACCAGATAAAATTAAAAATAATTATTTAAAGTAACTAACTGCCTTCGGGCATAAATAGAAAAATATATAAAAAAATGAAGCATGTTAGAATTTATTTAACAGAAAAGTGTAACGCTTCTTGTCCATGGTGTTTTAATAAAAGTAGTAGAAATAACCAAAATATGGACACAGAAAAGTGCAAAAAGTTCCTTTCTTACTGTGCTAAGAATAATGTAAAAAGTTTAGGTATTTTTGGTGGAGAGCCAACTGTTCATCCTGATTTTATAGAAATATGGAATTATGCATATCCTTTATTTGATAAAATAACCCTATATACTAACGGTTTAAATAGAGCAGTACTTTCACAGATACCTCTTTCAGAAAATAAAGGATTGAACGTCAATTTTTATCATTTAAATCACATAGATCCAAAGTGGCTGAAACAATCATCTTTATCGACAGAGGTGGTTATTGGCGAAAACACCAATGCAGATGCACTGCTTGATAAGATTAAGAGGATTTATAAAGAGGTTCAAGAGGTTAACGGGAGTGTGTTTTTTAACCTTACAATAGACTGTACACTAAATATATTTAAACACAAAGATGCTGTGCTTCCACAATTTGACAAGATTCTCGATTTTGCACTTGCGAATCCAGATTATAAATGTGGGGTTGACCATAAGTATCCTAAATGTTGTTTGCCAGAAAGCATGGTAAAGAAGATACATGCGCTATGTGGAGGAGGTATAGGTAACAATAAAGAACTATTTTTATGTAATCCTATAGAGCGTAAAACACCATTGATTACTTCTGATTTTAAAGCAAGAACTTGTCCGCAATATGATGGAAACTCTATAGATGTTTTCAAAGAAGATGGCTCTATTATTCCATTTACGCAACTTTCAAATTTTATAGCATTTGAAATAATTGATAGATTGAAATCATTAAAAAACACTTCTTGTGCTATGTGTGATTATTTTATGTCAGAATGTAATGGAGGTTGTTTCTCGTATAAATTTAAACATTAAAAATATGAATAAAAAAGTAAGTGAATTTGTTCGTAAGTATGTTGAGGAGCACTTTGATAAGAGTGACCCAAAACAAGAGTTTGAAGTATTTGTGGTATGGCAGTGCTACATTCTTGGTAATGCGAAGTGGTTGTTATCAACAACGCTTCCAGATGGCATGTATTACGAGGTGACATACAACAAAGTCAAGAATGAGTTCTATCTCGATGCCTACAAGAAATTTGAGAATCGTTGCATTCCAAACAAGTAATTAATCGTCCTTATGGGCATAAATATAAGTAATATGAAAAAGATTATTTTGGCAGCCTTAGTCGTTGCAAGTTTGTTCGCTTCTTGCTCTAGCGAGAAGACTTTTAAAAAGAAAGATGGCTCTACGATTACAGCAAAGCCTTATGGCTGGGCTAGTAAGGAAAACAAAGTAGAAGGTGTTAACTACGAGTTGAATGCTCCAGATGTTGCAGCATCTATCATCTTCGCCCCATCTGTTATTGCTCCAGTTTTGCTGACAGCTTACGATGTATGGGAGCCAGTATCATATACTGAGCCATCTAAGTAACTAACCACCCTCTCCTTGGTAACAGGGAGAGGGTAAAAAGAAGAGAATATGATTAGATTTGAATATCGAACCTATTGTAACGAGTATAAGATAATAAAGGTAAGCAGAAAAGTTTATGTTATTAAGTATATAGATTACTACCATCACACTTGCTGGATGGTTAAAGAACATAAGTTCAAGTCTAAGCTAAAAGCAGAGAAACATATTAAAGACCATTTTCTTGTGGAGGATAAGCGATGAGCAAAGAAAAAGCTATTAAGTATATCACAAAAGCCAAAGAACAGTTATCTGACGATTTGCTTTCTGCCAGATTTTGTCAAATGGCTCGTCATAATTTAGATAAGGCACTTAAAGAGTTGGAGGACTAAGCTATGATAATAGCATTATTAATAATTAATATTGTGCTTACACTTTATTACCTTTACAATATAGCCGCAGTAGAGCGTTTGTTAAAAGGTTTAATAGAGGCATTAAGTAAATTTTAAGAAAGAATTATGAACAGAAAAGAAGCAGCAGAACTATTGCCTATAATTAAGGCATTCATCGAAGGAAAGACTATACAAATTAATAGTCCTGATGGTATATGGAAAGATATGGATTATATATCATTTATTGGTGGTAACCCTAAAAATTACCGCATCAAGCCAGAGCCAAAGTACCGCCCTTTTGCAAATGCAGAAGAGTGTTGGAAGGAAATGCGCAAACATGAGCCATTTGGGTGGGTAATAAAGAAATCAAACGATAGAGAATATAATATTCAATCTGTTCTTATTAAAGAGGATGTTCTTTATATAAGAAGCAGTTATGTGGAATTGGTAATAGCTTTTAATGATTACAACTTTGCCGACGGCATTCCGTTTGGCGTAAAAGTGGAGGAATAGTTATGGCACTACCTAAAAATTATAGTATATGGCTTGCCGTTGATTATAATGGTATAGAAAAAGCTTTTTGGCTTAAACCGAAAAGATGTGAGAAACATAGAGAATGGTGGGGTGATAAAATGGTTCTTCCGCATGGAAGCATTAAGAAGCTCATTGGAAGGGAATTGTCTTGGAATGATGAGCCAGTAGAACTTAAAGAAGAATAGCGTATGGAAAGAGAATTTGAAGTATGTATTAGAGTTACTATTGATTCTAAGTGCAGAGATAGTGACGATGATATTATAGAGGCACTTATGTATGGAGCAGATAAATATTTCTATCCATATTGTTGTAGTAATAAACATATAGTGCATACTAATAGTATTGCACGCATAATTAAAAAGAGATGAGAACAATTTTGTTTAAAGCAAAGAAACTGAGTGATGGTAAATGGGTAAAAGGTTCTTTGGTAAAGACACCTTTCGGAACGTTTATTGAATGGTATGAGGATTCTGTCTGTAACAAAGAAGAGGTTGATCCAGATACCGTCTGCCAGTTCACAGGACTGAAAGACCGTGAAGGCAAAGAGATTTGGGAAGGTGATATTCTTTTAAATGTTGCCAATGATGGTCCTGACGGAATAGTAGTGTTTAAATATGGCGCATTTTCTTTGCTCGCTAAGAATGGTCGTGATTATTGCATTGCACTAACATACCTTCTGAGTGTGAAAGATTCATTAAATAGATTTAAGGTTATTGGCAACAAGTTTGATAGAAAGGAAGGTGAGAAATGAAGAAGTATGAGTATATGGTAACTTCAATAGTTATCAAGAAAGCTGATGAGATGACCAAGGTTCTATCTGATAAATTTAATCAATACGGCTATGATGGTTGGGAATTAGTACAATATAACCTAATACCACCATCTGCATTTATAACAGCATCTACGATACCTTGTTGCGGTTCAATCTATATACTTGCGACATTCAAGAAAAGGTTAGAGAAATAGCGTATGAAGAAGATTATTCTTATAGTACTATCTGTTCTTTCGCTTGTATCTTGTAGTGAGGAACAGAGAAAGGAAATTAGAGAAGCACAGATAGCTCCAACTGATGAATGGTGGTATAAAGGACACCATTATTTGGTATGGGGTAATTCTCCAAGACGCAATAGTATTGTTCACGACCCAGATTGCCCTTGTCATTTAGATACCTTGGGTATCTATGTAGTTGATAATAATGATACAACTTATATAATTAAAAAGAAGTAGCGTATGAAGAATAATATTTTAAACTTAATCAAGTCAGCCGTTTGGTTTGTCTTTTGTTTGCTAGTAGGCGCATTGATATTTGAGGGCATTCGCTCGTTGGCTAATAGCAATAAACCCGCAAAGAAAATTGGTATGTCAGTATTCACAGAGGAAGGACACGATTATCTTGTTGTGGACACGAAACACGGAGTTTGTGTTATCCACGCAGAGAGTTGTCCTTGCCGTAAAAATAAATAGCGATGTCACATTGTAGAGTTTTATTCGTTGGAACAATCTCAAATCTGAATCAAATTTTTGAAAATTGTCCAGATTCTTCAAGTGAATCATGTGCGGAGATGGCATTTGCGTATGATAGTCTTACAGTATGTACAAAAAATGAACTTTTAAGGAAAGAACCATATTATAAGTCTTTGTACCCAAATGAAGATGAATGTGAGTTCTCTAAGGTTGATTCAGAATTGTATGACAAGATAGTTCTAAAGAAGCAATATTATGACTGCTTCGATATTAGAGACAACACACCTAATCACAACTTAGAATGGGAGCTAAAGACAGAAAAAGAAATTGAATCATTTTTTGAAAATCTTCCAAATAATACTCATTTCTTTGTTTGTGATGGTCATTTATAAAAGACAATCCACACAAGCATTATGATAGGAAGTTGTATGTGGTTGGAAATAAATTTAATAATAAATAGCGTATGAAGATAAAGATTATTTCTGTTCGTCTCCCCAGACTCTTTAATGGGGAGAGACTCCCGAGCTTTACGGATGAGGTGAAGTACTTCATTAAGTATAAGAAACATTGGTGGCAGAGATACAGATACATGAAAAATCGTTTCGGTCGTCCAATGGGGTTTGATAGCATTGATGCAGCCAAAGAGTATCTCAAAAAGAAAGGTATAGATTATAAAGGAAAAGCATAATATTTTTGATTAGCGTATGAAGAAACTATTATTAGCGTATGCGATATTACTTGCTGGTTGCGCTGGCAGGACAGAAACCGAACATAAGCATATCGTGATTAGCAATAACTATCAGGACACCTGTATGATTGTTGCTAATGGCTATAGAACAATACCAATAGAATGCAAGAAAGGCTCGAAAAGCAAGAGCCATGGAACAATTACCATATTCTTGTCCGACAAAGGTAACAGTCAAGTATGTAATGTTAATAAGATAATTTGCAAAATAGAATAATGAAAATAGAAATCACAAGAGTAACCGACTGGCAGCGTGTTGTAGATGCCGCTCGGTTTACGCAAGGCAAGAAACCGTTAGGACGTGAGCCAAGCGATGAGTTCAAGAAACAGATGATTCTCAGCGAGCATTCACCGCTCAGAGAATTGGAGTTTGATATTAAAATGTATGGCATACCATACTGGGTGAGCAACCACTTTGTTCGCCACGTCCATGCTCAGCCATTTGTCTCTACATCAAGACCAGATATTACTGGCTCCAAGGTATCTCGCCACGATATGCGACAGGATGATTTGGTCAACTTGCAGCTATCTCTCAACGCTCAGGAGATTATCAATATCTCAAAGCTGAGACTCTGCAACAAGGCATCCAAGGAAACAAGAGAGGTATGGTATAAGGTAATTGACGAGTTGGTTCAAATAGAGCCTTATCTTGCATCCGCTTGCGTTCCTCAATGCGTTTACAGAGGATTCTGCCCTGAGTCAAAGTCATGTGGCAGAAGTTGTGCTGGAACATTTAAATACAACAGACAAATGTATATAAAACAAAACATTTACATACCAGACGAAAACAAATGAAATATCCAAAATATAACGTAAACGAATATATAGGAGGGCACTTCGAGTACACCACTCCATGCCCTTTCGCCATACAAGGCAGATACACTCACGAAATCCTGATGGTAGGTAGTCTTGCTTGCCAGCGATGTGAATACTATCGAGGTGTCAACAAAGAAGATTGTATCGTATCTTGCGGAATAGTATAGTGCAGCCTATCTGCACTCATCATAATAATTAATCAGATTAACAAAATGAATACAAAGAAAATCTCAATTATCCAACGTATCAAGGAGAAATTCCTTGGCAAGCAGTTCTTTATTGCAGTTATCGCAAACAAGGGAACCAGTTCTTACTTCGTCAACTCTACCATCTATCGCTCAGAAAAGGAAGTGAAGGCTTACAAGAAGTACATCACCACAGACGAGCGCATGAAACAGAGCTTCGATTTCGTAGGCTACTACTCCTTCCGTTCCAAGTTCGACTTCCGTATTCCTCTTAGCGGAAAGCCAGTATCACTTGAAGAAGCGAAGGAACTGGCAAATAAGTAGTATCGGAGATAAAGTTAATAGATAATACATATCTTATCAATTTACTTATTATTTTTGTGAAATGAAATTCAAATATATAATAGATAAAGTCAATGGTTTCAGGCATCGCAACAATTTTGTGATACTGGACGGAAGAGCGAACTCTGTCACACTCTCTAAGGGTATCTACGACCATATCATGCAGAAGGAGCGAACAGATTACTCTGTCTTCGTGTTCAGGTTATCAGACAGAAGAACATACGGATTCTGTATGCGTGAGGACTGGGAAGAACTTTGCAAGTCAAACACCGCCTTCACTCAGTTTCAATTCAATCAGGAGCATAAGAAGGTTGGATTCCGAAGTGACCTTCCTTCCATCACCGCCATCCTTGACGATTACAATCTTCCGCTCAATAGGATGGTTCGCCTGACCTGTATTCCACGCAAGTCAGGCAAAGGCGAGCCATACTACGAAATCATGCGACCAAACTAAAATTCAAGCACATGGCAACAAGACAAGAAGTAATTTTCGCAGGACTCACCAACTCTCCATCCGACTATGATTGTCAGGATGGGGAGTTGGCAACCTGCCTCAACCTCATCAACGAGGATGGGGCACTACGCCCTATCCACCATCCAGTAGTGGCAGAGCCGAACATCACGCTTCCAAACGATTCCTGTTCCATCAGGTACGTACATAATGTGACACATGAAAACAAAAATCATTCACACTACATTGTGAATTGTAGTAACAGTTCTCCTTATTCATGGTACTGGACAGAAAAGGGAGGAGACGGAACACTTCATGAGTTAAACCTCGGAAACTTCAAGGTTAACTCAGTTACTGCTATAGGAAATATTATCTGCTTTGTAGGAGACAAAAACATACTTTATGCTTTTTGGAATAAAGATTCTTACAATATTTTTAACAAGAACGCATTCAACTATACTTTTTCCGTAACAAACACGTCAGGAGTTGAAGTTGATGCCATAGCTCAACTTGGCGATGATTTTCAAGGTTGCTTTTGGACATCATCTTTTGGTTCGCAAGATTACGATAATTTGATTTTTGAAGGAACCAAACCAAATGGAACTAAAACAATTTGGAATGCCATTGACTCAATGATTAATAAGGCTATGAGTGAAAATGGAAATACTTACTTCAAATATTTAGTATTTGGAGTAGTTGCTTTGAGACTATACGATGGAACTTATAGTAACATTTCAAACTTGTTCGTCCTTTGCCCAAAGGATAATCTAAATAACAGCTTTTATTATAACGCAGACAAAGAGACAATAAAAAATACAGAATACTATAAATTTGTTCGTGCCAGCGGCTATATTCACAGACATCGGATAAATGTTCAACTCGACCTAACTGGTATAGAAGATTTTGTTCAAGGAGTAGATGTTTTCCTAACAAAAGGAACTGATTTTCTTTACTTAGATAAAGGGTATGACGCAACATCAACGGAAACGGTTAATAATTTAAAAAAGAGAAAAGGTACTATTACATTTGAACGTTTAAAAAAGTCTGCATTATACAGGGAATTTGATAACCTTACCTTTTATCATTCCATCTATATAACAAAAGAAGACCTTGGAAAAAACATTGATTTGTTGAATGTGCAGGGAACAGAAGAATCTTTGTCGCTTGCAGACATGGGGCGAACCTCTATTGGCAGTTCTTGTGCTATAGCATACAACAATAGACTTCACTTGGCTAACATACAAAACTACATCAACGACATATTTTCACCAAACCCAATATATAAATTTGAACTCAACTCATCAGGCACTTCTTTCCCAGTTGAGAAAATAAACACAATACTTGGAAATTATATGGACGTCCCATTGACAGACGAAGGTTGGTACGATTATGGAAAAATGAATTCTGATACGGCAGAGGTTATTGCTATCATTGATAACAAGTATTACTATAAAGCAACTGTGCAATACCCTTTAAATCCTATATTTGTAGTCCCATTTCAAGATGCAAAAAGTGTCAAATTATACATCAAACACAAAGGTAAGCTCATGGACGAGATTGGATTTAGAAACATCAACCTTCACCAATCAGAAACATTTGGTATGTCGTATTATATATTTAATGCAGAAAATGGAATATTCTCTTTTATGCAAAAATACGAACTCTCAAATAATGGAGGTGTATTAACAAGAAGGCAAAGCGACACATTTACTTCAACATCAAGTAAATTTTACGATGAAGCTTCCAAAAAATGCGATTCCGATGGAGCGAAAATAGAACAACTTGCTTCCCTAATCAAGATCAGCGAAGCTGAGAATCCTTTAGTCTTCCCTGCAAAGAATAGTGTACAAGTAGGTTCATCCGTTATCTCTGCACTGGCAGCCAACACCCGACCAATCAGCGAAGGTCAGTTTGGTGAAGCTCCACTCTACGCTTTTACAGATGAAGGAGTATGGGTGTTAATGCTGGGCGAAGAAGGAACCTATGTGGCTCGCCAACCAGCCAACCGAGAAATCTGTTCCAATCCTAACGGAATCTTGCAGATAGATGATGCGGTACTCTATCCAACCAATCGAGGTATCATGATGCAGCAAGGAAGAAATTCTATCTGTATTACAGACCAACTTGATGGTTGCACATTCAACTTCATGGATATGAAATATGCTAATCAGATTATAGCCACCAACGAAACAATGTCAGAAGAGATAAGTTACATTCGTTTCAGGGACTATCTTAAATCGGCTGATATGATTTACGACTACTACGATAATCGTATCATTGTCTTTAACCCGAACCAAGCATACGCTTACGTTTATTCGTTGAAGAGTAAGATGTGGGGAACGATGAAGAATGTGTTCAACAAGCGAGTTAACATATACCCTGAGTCATACGCTACCAATAAGGAGGGCAAGATTCTGAATGTATATGTAGAAGAACCATCTTCCAATACTCCTTATTTCCTTTGCAGCAGACCTCTTACTATAAGCGACAAAGAGGTTTACAAAACTATATTTACTTGCATAGCAAGAGGATATTTTCAAAAGGGAACAAACGGAAAGTGTGCTATGGTTTTATACGGAAGCAACAACCTCTTCGACTGGTATCTAATTAAAACATCAATCAACGAGTATCTCAGAGGAATGGCTGGCTCTCCATACAAATATTTCAGGGTTGCACTCATTGGCAATCTTGCCACAAACGAATCTATAAGCGGTCTATCTGCTGAGTTCCAAGAGAGATTGCAAAACAAACTTAGATAATAATTTTCTTTTTCATTATAAAAACTAAAGGGTAGCAGTCCGTGATGGATAGCTACCCTTTATTTTAAAATGGATGCAAAGCAATTCTTGCCCTACCAGCCGACCGATTGCTTGCTTCCTTAATCTTCTGCTTCTTATCCTCAGCGAGTGCCCAGAACCTATCAGCACCATCAGGATAAACAATCATCAGCCACTCATATAAGCATTGGTTCACAATGTAATCATGAATATATACCGTCATGGTATGCACACTTGTCTTCGAGAAACCTTGTGGCATCCTCATCGCCAAGTAATAGGCTTCCTCTTCATTAGTAGGCGAACCAATACAATCTTCCCACTCATTAGAATCAAAGCCGCCACCGAGCATTTCCACCTTGGTGTACCTGAAAAGCATTTCATTACAGTCTTCTACTGCTGAATCAAGAATCCTTGCTAACTTATCTCTGTTACCATCTTCGCCCACATCGTAGATATTGTGGATAGAATGGGAATCTTCTACAGAACTGGAGATAGAATCAGCGTAAACGGCAGCCGTATTCTTGATGTCAAAAACTAACTCCTTCTTCTGAAGCTCTATCATTACCTTGTGCCCAAGGTTACAAACTCTGCATTCTTTCATGCGCACCTCCTTCCTTATACGTTGGGATCTGTCCTGCTGGGTCTCTCACGTCTGTTAAAGGTCTCATGCAGATTCTTGATAGCAGCTATCGACAGTTCTGAATAAGTCTTCGACTCGTTGGGGTTGGTAATGATAAACCAGTCCATCAAAGCCTTGTTGATAATGTAGTCATGGATGGAACTGGTAAGCGCATCCTTCAAGGCGAGTGGATAGTTTGATGGAAGGGAGAGGTTGATGGTGATATTGGTATCACCACTTATCAGCTCGTTAGACGCAGTTGTACCTGTGTCTGTTCGAACTGACTCACTCAACTCCACAAGCAGTTGACTATACGCATTCTGAATGCTACGCAATGCCTGATTTTTGTCTTCTTCATCATCGCTCGCCTGAATATTACTTGCCGCCTCAGCATCCATATCGGCAGCCCTTCTACTACGTCCAGTCAGGAACGCTTTATTTTGGAAGTCGTAAATGAGTTCACTCATATACAACGTAATCGTTAGATTTTTTCTTACCATACTATGATATTTTAGTTCGTGTCGGTTTCTTTTTGTAGTACGTTTTGTCCTTAATGTCGAGCAATAATGCAGCAGCGTTATCTTTATATTCCTTTACCTTGTCGTTTGCGGTAATCTCGCACCACTTCCCTATAATGCTATTTACTATGAACGAGTTGGCTGACAAACTGATGGAATTGATTAGATTTCCATCGAATCTGCTTGGCATTTCGAGTATAAAAGTGATAAGCCTATCTCCTACTGAGTCACCTAAGATAAATCGTTTCAGAACGTTTATTAGCAAATTCAAGGACTCATTAAAGAACCTATCAATCATCTCCAAATCAGCTTCCGTCACAAACACTTGGTCATACAGACTTTTTCCGTTTTTATCCAAGTTCTTTCCTCCTATGTAGGCAGTAGTCTTTGCCACCTCCTCATAGATGTCACTTTTTGTGATTGTCAATGTGAAATTTGCCATTCTTTATCTTTTTATAGAGTTTATAACCTAATATGATTAGCAGCATACAGAGTGCTCCAAATGACCAGATAGCGTATTTCAACTGAAACTGCTCCCACTTGGAGAGTTGTTTTTCTACTGGATAGGGAACTGGGATAGAATCTCTTTTCAGGAAGGAATCCACCTTCACCTTATACACATTTTTATAGATGGTCTTCTCATGCCATCGGTCAAGAAAGCAAGTATCTCCATTCTTTCTGAGGAAGATTGAATCACGCACAAAAACGCTGTCAGAAGTATGCAGTGTATCGTGTTTTACTACGTCCCGACATATAACTTTTTCCATCGGGACGTATTTTGTCTTGCATCCCGACAGGAAAAAAGCCACCAGCAAGATACCAATCACGTAGAGTGCCACTTGCCCAAAATAAGTATCATACCACTTTGTTTTCATAGGCTAAACATTGAAAACCTTCTTTGCTCTTGTTAGGAACTTTCTCCTTGATTCCAAGCCGTTAGTTCCACCATTGATGGTCTTGGTAATAGCCACGAAACAATCACTATCAGCCAGTTCGTTCAGGTCGTGCTTCCACCACCACCACATCGCACTCTTGGTTGCACCCAAAGGCTTCTCCAGTAATTCAGGATGCTCCATGATGTCACCAGTACAGTGCTTGCTATTCTGATAAGCCTGATAGTTCGCCCTGCCTGTAATCTGTATCAATCCCCTACCACGATACTTATACCCGTCACCATCTTTCAGGTTTCCGAGCATATTCTTCAACCTACCAACATCATACTTACGGAAGTAGTTCTTGTTGCCGAGTTCCTTGGTATATCTCAGTTCGCCACTCTCATGAGCAATCTGAGCCAAGAAGTGAGCCATACGTATAGGAGTATCAATATGATACACCTCAGCATAACCATTAATGTAAGGCAGAAAATCATCCACCTTATCCTTGGCATTCGGCATAATAGCCAAAATCTGTTCTCTTGTTACCTTCATTACTTGCCCTCCTTTACTTGTTTCATCATACTCGCAAGTTCGTCTTTAACTCTGGCTTCAAAGTTGCCCAACTTGGTTTTGAAATAAACGTTTACTCCGAATATCGCCCCAGAGTAAACCAAAGTCTGGCTGACGTACCAAAGTACACCATCCGACACTACATAATTGTTGAGAAAGAATGATAGGAATGTGAGGACAACACCGCTCAAAAGCATTCCTATAGCTGCACTATATTGCAATCCTTCACGTACATTTGGAGACATAACTTATCTTTTTTAAAATATTAATAATACGCAAAGATAAGCTATGCCTTTCAATTCATCATCTTATCCGTTAATGTTATGCCATATCTTGCTCGTTGGATGCAAACAGTCTGGATCTTGAAGATATTCTATCGCCATCAACACTACCATTCCCTTCAACTCCTCTGCATCCTCACTATATCGCTCCAGCAGAACATGATGGTCGCTCCTCAGTAAATTCATAGTTACCGCCAAATCATAGATGGTATAGTCTGAAATATCATCCTTATGTTTGTCGAAAATCTCCTTTATCTCTTCGTCCGTGAAGAAAGGAGCCATGTGCTTGGTTCCATCAGCATCCTCATACCACATCTTACTGATAGCATCATCAGCAAAGTACTTGTCAAAATGCTCTTCGCTCAACACACCATGCACCATCGCACATAGATGATGCACCTCTACATCGCTCAATTTGCATGAGAGATACTTACCAATAGCTTTAGCTATATTCAACATCTGTTCAGGAGTCATATCCTGCTGATACTTTTCAACAAACTCGACAAAATTCATACCTATAAAATTTAAAAGTTTATGATGCTGCAAAGATAAGAATATCTTCAACGCAGCACCATAAACTCATAAATATTCCTGTAGCCATCTGAGTATCAGACAAATACAGTTACGATAAAAACACCTCCTTTCTTTATTCGTCCTTATATTTTATTCGTTTCTCTTTGCCCCTCGCCCAGATGTCGTTTTTCTTGCGTTTCGACACCTTGCCGAGTACATCATTCTCGTAAAGTTCGGGCTTATCTTCCCTACCTTTAGTCTCCGTAGCTATACCATTATTGGGATTGCTACCTTGGCTGGTATCGGGTTTTCCGTTGCCATACCATTCCTTGTCGCTTGGTTTATCTGCAATCATACTATTATCTATTAAATTAATAACTAAATTAAGCAGCAAGCGGTGGGGTCTGTCCGTCAGGACTTATCCCCTGACCACTCATCATCTGCTGCAACATCGCCTGAGCCTTCGGATTGCTCTGTGAAGCCTGAGCAACTTGGGCTTGAAGCTGAGGAGAGAATCCTTGTGGAGTCTCACCATTCTGAATGGCTTGCTGGTTGGATGCAACCGATTGCAGCAACTCCTCTCCAAATGGGAAATCTCCTACTTGCAGCAACTGCTCCAGTGTGATAGCCTGATTCTGCCACAAGGTCATAAGGAACTCATTCGCCATCTGTCTATATACTGGTGTAGCCGTACTTTCCGTGATGTTGATGTCAAACTCCACGTCTCTAATCTTCTTAGGGTCATAGCGCACAATCTGTCCTGCCCTACCAACAATATTGAAGTTGCGAGCCACGTCATAGTACTGCTGCATATTCTTGACGGTCTTGTATGCACCATCAATGATAAACTGGCTGAAAGTCTCCAAAATATCAAGCAGCGACATAGTGGCATTCTGAGTCTGCTGAGCATAGAGCGAACCGCTCGTTCCTGATACTCCTGGCTTGCCTTGCAGCGCACCATTCACTCCCGAAATATCCTCGAAGAACTTCAACTGATAACTGAGCAAATCACCGATACCGATATTCGTAGAGTTATTGGCAACTTGCTGAGGAAGTTGACCACTCTTACTTGGTTTGAACCTTACAATTCCATTGAATCTACTCCACTCATCACTAATATCATCCCAAGTCATATCATCAGGCAGACAATCATCAGGACAGAGCAGCACACCCTTGGCACTTGCACGCATGATGAAGTCATACATCGTGATAAGTCGGTTCACGTATCTCTGCTGGTCAATCACATCTTCCACGAAGCTGTGAATCTCGCCATCAATAAACGGATAGAACTTAAAGCAGTATGGATGCTCACCATGAGCATAAGGAGTCTCGCCTTCTCTCAGAATATCACCGAAAGGAGAAAGGTAGTAGAAATGCCAGTAGTCATCCATGAACCACTCAGCTTCAATCAGCGGAATATCCTCTTCCATCATACCAGCAGCCAGACCTCTACGCAATCTATCTCTATTCTCAGCATCTACAATATCAGGCTTATCCTCAATATCAATCTTGAAATCATCGCCATTGTTATAGTCGTGGCATCGGTATCTCGGTTTACTCTCCTTGCGCCAAACCTCAATCACTCGGCAGAGTGAAGGGTTTGCAGGATTCATGAAGTCGTTGGTCTTAGGGTCGAACTCACCGAATCGCTGGGTGCAGTCTGCAATCACGAAATCTCGGTTAGCCGATAACCGGTATATCTCTTTCAACTTACGAGCCTCATCAGGAGACTTGGCAAACTCTCTCAGTACGTTGCCGATGGTAATGTCATGCACCTCACCCAAGCAACTTACGTCCCAACCACGGAAATCCCTCATATTGTTGTCTATGAAGAAATTGTTCGGGTTCACGTAGTCCGTCCAGCAATCTAACCTACCTCTTCGCCATCCATACTTTTTCTTATAGATAGCAGCACCGCTTATCAGGAACTCTTCCATAGTTCGGGCATCCAGTTCCGTCTCTCGGTTCAGTTGTCGGTTACATTGCAGCACCACGCTCATGGTCTCGCCATATCGTTTCTCATCCTTATCTCTTGCATTGCACGTAGGTTCCTTGCTCTGTGAGCGATATACTCCCAGTACGTTTTTCACCAATCTACGGATAAGGTTATTCTTCAATGGCTCGCTACCCTGCTCACGGATATAATCTTCCTCCTTGATACGTTTTTTGAAGCCACACTTGCTTTTGAAATCAATGGTATCTCCCCACTGGTCTCCATAGCAGTATCGCTTGTTTCTCAGTCTTCGCTTACGGAAGTTATCCATATTGTTGTAGTATCTCTGAGCCTCCAGCAAGATAGAGAAAGCACGCTCGTATGGCTTGTCAAATCGGTTCTTGGATGCCTTCACGCTATCAAGTTCTTCCTTATCAAGCACCCTGCTCAACGATAGCAGTTTTGTTTCTTCTTTCTTCTTTGCCATAGTTTATGATGTTTCTGTAGGTTCAACAATATGCGCCAGTTTTCGAGCCACTCCAAGCAATCCGCTTGCGGTATCGGTATCGCCAAGACTGATGCAAGTAAGATAGCCAGCCATATATACGATGGAGTCCTTCAATGTTTCAGGCAAATCAATATTACCTTCACTTATAAAAGGCATACCCACATAGGTAAGCGATACGGTAGCCGTATTACTCTTGCTTGTGAAAAGTTCCAAGTACCGATTACCGCTATTATGAATGAGCGCAGCGATAGGTCGTTCAGGATTTCCCCTTACTCCGAATCGGCTACACTGAATCTTGTAGGCATCATCCTCTTCTGTGATTATCTCAGCCGAGCGATTCCAGTCACTCGCCTTCACGTTAAGGAGTCTAATCATGTCGGAAGGCAGATAGACGGTTCCCACATAAGCACCATTTGTTTCAGCCCAAGCAGTATTCAATCCATCGAAAGTCTTACCATCCAGCATACTGGCAGGAGCATCCTTCAATATGATTCTTGCTGCATCTACTATCTTACTCTGAATCAACTCGCCTTGCGACAAGGTATCAGAATCGGTAGGAGTCAGCAAGCCAGCAGACTCTTGGTTTCTGTCCAAGAGTACCTTCACTTCTTTCACCAGTTCAGATACAGCATACGTACTCATTACTCTAAGCCTTCTAATTCAACACCCTTTTCATTAGCAATAGCCAAGATGTCTTCCTTGGTCTTCATCTTGGAACGGCTCACACCATAGGTCTCAGCCAGATAGTCCTTGGCATCCTCAACGTCTGTCACTACGTGTGTCTTCTTCTCGTCAGCCACTTTCTTCTTTGCCTTGGCAGCAGCCTTCTTCTTTGCCTCAGCAGCTTCCTTCTTCTCGTCAATAGACTCAGCCAAGAAGAACTTGTCGTTGAACCAATAATGAGACTCGATAGCTTTCTGTACCTTTGGGTCTCTTGTCATATAGATACTACTACCCATCGTTTTACCCTCAAAGACAATGCGCATTCTCTCATCACCTACCATGACACTAAATGCTAAATCTGTACCAGCTTGATATTTATTAAACATGACTATACCTTGATTATATATGTGTTACTAAAAAAAGGGATGGGGCAAGTGCCCACACCCCTCACTATTTAATGAATAAATTTGCAATACTACTTGTTTTTAGGCAGCAGCCTTGGTTTCTCCAGTCTCAGATGTACCCTCTGTAGCAGGAACCGCAGCAAGACGCATACGAGCGTGTGCCTTAGGGTACTTCAAGTACAGACAAGCAACCTCCTGAATAACTACCGCATCGGTGTTGCGAATACCAGCCTTCTTCAAGTCGAGCACGTTACGAGTCCAAGACAAGTGTACGCGCTTAACCAAGAACTCAGGGTCAAGAGCAAAGCCACAGTCGCTCATACCGAAGATGTCAAACAACTCAGAGTGAATCATCAGAACCTCACCAAAGTCGGTCTCCCAACTCTTGAACTTCAAGTTCCAAACCTCTACGGTGTCCTTCAAGCGGAACTTGTCAGAATCAATCTTGCTGAATGCACTCACGAAGTCAGAACCAGCGATAATCACCTTGCGCTTGTTGCCGATGCCAGTGCCAACAAACAAGTCCTTGGAAATGTCAACCAACTCCAAATCTGTGATAACTCGCTCATTCTTGTTGTAACCCTTCTTCATATCATCAGTAGTTGCAACATGACCAACTTCAATATCCTTACCTGCCATCCACCAGATACCCTTAGTGAACCACTGGGCAGAGTTGTTCTTGGTAGTATGCTTAATACAAGCCATATCACCGAAGAGGTAAGTGCCCTCAATTGCAAGGCGCATATCGTAAATGCTATCCTCTTCTATGTCTGAGAAGTCCCAATCTACTCGCTTAGCAGCAATCTTGTTGAAGGTACTCTCCTCAATCTGAATCATAAAGTTCTGACAGAACTGAGTCTCAGAATCAGGAAGGTTGTTGAAACGACCAGTCTGAACATCCAACTCGCCGCAACTCTTCGCCATACGGATAAGCACCTGACCCTTCTTCAAGGCTGGAATGCCGATAGCCTGCTTGTTAACCAATTCACCATTTACTGCAAACACAATAGGATAACCCTCATTATCATTGCCGCAAACACAAAGTTCCAAATCAGGAGTAGGAGCATCTTTAATAGTTGAATAAGCAACACCCTTATAGTTGGTAATTGCCTTCACATCTACCACTCGGATAGTATCATCCAGTGTGAACATTTCAGGGTCTTCCACCTTCAACACCATAGATGTACCAGTACTCTTCACGGTGTCCTCCTTGACAGTTGTCTTGATAGGACGAGTGCCGATACTCCAGTATTCTACCACAAACGAACTTGCAGACTTGGTTGTCGCATAGCGTGAAATCTGGTCAACAGGAGTAGCCATCGGACGAATCTTGGTAATCTTGTCGTTGATGTCGTTCTCATAGAACTCCGTACCTTTCTCGTTATAAGCTTCACGACCCTTGGTTTCGGTAGCGATACCATCATCCTGACGAGCCGCACCACCATTGCCAGCTTCATCGGCAGCGGTAGCACCGCCAGCCTCAGCAGCATGACCACTCTCGGTAGTACCGCCATCAGGCAGAGCAGCCTCAGCCATGACCACATTACCATTCACTCCAAAAATAACTGCCATAACCATCAGAAAAATGGAAAGCAGCCGATTAAATGTACTTTTCTTCATTGTTATTCTGAATATTAATTAAACATTATAATTTATCTTTTTACCTTATCGAATTATCGAATACGTGTTCTCTTCTCGTTTCCACGTTCCCAAATGTTACCCCTACGTGAAGCCCTACCAAGCGCACCAAGGTCAGGCTGGTTATCCGTTGGCTTGGTCTCTGCATTGGCAGAATCAAGGTCGGCAGTACCATCGCCCTTCTTTCTCAGTTCAAGGTTCTTGACGTGCTTGCTATTCTTGCCACGAACCTCACCTTCGTGAGCAGCATCAGCCACATCGGTATCATGATTCTTTGCCTTAATGAACGCAGTAATCATTTCCTCTGTAAACTTGCCCGTCACCACATTGCGCATTGTCTGAAAACATTGGTCGATAGCATTGTTCACCGCTTCCTCGCCATACTTCTCTTCCAATTTGTCGAAGACCTCATAGCTGGAAGGCATATTCTTGTCATACTCCTCCTGCAATTTCTTGCCGTTTGCAGCATTCTGCAAGAACTCCGACTGAGCCGATGCAATCTCATCCGCATTGTCAGGGTCTGAATAGTAGTCAATAGCATCCTCGCCATGTGTACGAATCAACTCAGCGTAAGGACTCTTGCCAGCCTTCATCGCTTGAAGGAAGGTAGCCGCCTCAGGGTCACTACCCAGCCAATCTCCCATCGCCTTCTCGTTATCCTTGTAACCCTGCAAAGCCTTCTGGTCGGCATCATAATCATCGTTGATTGCGCCATACATAGCTTCATCATCCGCATACTCCGTATCAGGATGGCGGGTCTTCAATCGCTCCAAAGCCAAGTCTCTCTTGGTCTTGGTATCTTGCTGTTTTGCAGCACCAGCATTCTGCTCTGTATTTGTATTTTCGTCCATATATATATGTATAAATTTATAAATCAATGCCCAAAAGTAACGCTTTTCAACTTATTATTAATCTTATCCGTTAACTATACTTAATCATATCCGATTAATTTGGTTATTTCAATACATTTTTGTATCTTTGCCTCATATACGATGAAACATAAAGGCTCACGATGTGAATTTACAAAGGAACGTGACGCTGACATATTGAGGGCTTACAAAAAGATTATATCAGTAAGAGACAATATAGGCATCTTGGAGATTGAGCGAAGACTTTTGCAATCTCCAAGCAAACGTTTTTGGGTTTCCTCTGACCGAGCATACAATGTCATTCTCAATATGCTCAATGGTAAATCCATCAGCAGCATGAATCCACAGAAAAGAGCAATGTTTCAGGAGATTTTCCGAAGATACAAGATTTATTCCAAGGAGCATCCTTCTCTCACCAAGATGGATGCCATTTGGCATGTGTGCAATCAGGAAGCACCGAGTTTCTATCTCACTCCAAAATCCATGCACGTCATACTTCATCGGGTGAGGAAGGAGGAGAAGAGAAGATGTTACGAACTTCGTCAGAAAAGATTGCGCTTTATGCAGGGTACATTATAATAATATGTATCACGCTCATAGGATATGATGGCATGGGTCTCTTTGAAGGTTGCTCTATTCAGAACCGACTAAGCTACCCATTCTTTCATCAGAACATCTTTCATGTAGCCATCAACCTCTATGTGTTTCACCAATGTTACCGAGCAATTCCTTGCAGTATCGGTCACATGGTAGCATTCTATCTCATAGCCGTAAGCTATCCTTTTGCATCTTCTGTACCAATCATCGGTCTCAGCGGATTTATCTATGCTTACATGGGCTTTATTGCTCCATATGTAGAGAATAAGGTAAGATACAATCTCACCATTCTCCTATATATCAGTGTTGGAATCTTCTTCCCTTGCATGGCAGTTGGAGTCCACATCTATTGCTATGTACTTGGTCTGTTGTGGGGATATTTAAACGCACCGCTATGCCAAGACAAGTAAACGCCAAACTGACTGATGCACTCGACAAACACGTATTGGGCATCCTGCAAGAGAACGAGAAACGAATAAAGAAAATCAACACACCATTCAATCCCATCAAGGGTGAAGGGTGTGGAGATAAGCGATTCCTACTTTTTCTTCCTGACTTCCCGATTCAAAGCCAGCAGCTTCCAGTTTCGATGAAGAAGATTCCGCTCGTTAAGATGCTCATCGAGTTCGGTAGCTGCAAGGCAGTAATTGAGGAACTACACAAGGATATAGACGAGCCATACAACATAGAGGAAGAAATGGAGCAACTGGTAGAGCAGTTTACTCGCATCAGAATGAAACATGACCCATTCTTCTTCTTTGCCACGTTTATCTATATCAAACCAAAAGGTGGAGGCCTTCCCTTCCGTTTTGTACTGAGAAGACCGCAGCGAAGACTGCTCAGGTGGCTGGAAGAGCGAAGAAAGAAGAATCGCCCTATCCGTCTTATCCTGCTGAAAGCAAGACAATGGGGAGGTTCTACGGTTATTCAGATGTACTTCTTGTGGCTGCAACTCATGTGGCAAAAGGGTCTCAACTCGATCATCGTGGCTCAGGTCAAAGACACGGCAGAAACCATCCGAGGAATGTTCGAGGAAGCCCTGAAAAACTTTCCTACCAAGTTCCTCTACGAAATGGGAGAAGCGTATTCTGAGAATGAGCCGAAATTTGTTGGTGTCGGAACATCAGGAAACGTCAAGAAGGTTCCTCAACGTTTCTGCAAGATTAAGGTTGGTTCTATGGAACGACCGCTATCAGCCAATGGTGAAGACTACAACTTGGTTCACCTTTCCGAGGTTGGATTGTGGAAGAAGACGGACGGAAAGTCTCCTGAGGAGGTGGTGCAGAATGCTACCAATGGTATCTTGTACCGACCATACACAATGATTGCCTATGAATCCACCGCCAATGGTACTGGAAACTTCTTCCACAAGGAGTGGCTTGCAGCAGTCAAGGGAGAATCTCAGTTTGAGCCATTCTTTGTTCCTTGGTACGAGATATACGATATGTATCATCTTGAATTTGAAAGCAAGAAACAGAAGGTAGAGTTTGCCAAATGGCTATACGAGAACCGAAACAACACCAACACGATGTCCGACCGAGAAGAGCCAGGCACCTATCTTTGGAAACTATGGAATCTTGGTGCTCCACTTGAAGCCATCAACTGGTATATTGCCGAGCGCAAGAAGTTCACCGACCATGCCGATATGGCTGCTGGCTACCCTACCGATGATATTGAGGCATTCAAGCATTCAGGAGCCAAGGTGTTTGCCGAAGACAAGGTTGACAAGTTCCGCAAGGGATGCCGTGCGCCTAAGTTCATCGGTGATGTTTATGGTGACGGATATAAGGGTAAGAAGTGTATGCAGAATGTCCGATTCTGTGAAGACAAGCAGGGGCAGTTGTGGATATGGAGCAAACCTGAAACCTTTGATGATTGCAAGGTGATAAACCGCTATCTGGTCGTAGTGGATATTGGTGGACGTAGTAAGAATGCCGACTGGTCTGTTATCTGTGTCTTCGACCGCTACTGGATGATGGAAGGCGGCAAGCCGTATGTGGTAGCCCAATGGTATGGGCATATTGATATGGACTTGCTGGCGTGGAAGGCTGCTCAGATAGCCAAATACTACAACGATGCTCTATTGGTTATTGAATCCAACACCTTGGAGACGAAAGACAAGGAGCATATCTTGGAAGGTGGTGACCAGTCTGAGTTTATCCTGAATCAAATCAAGGACGCATACGACAATCTCTACGCACGCAAGCAGAGTGAATCAGACATCAAGAATAAGGTTCCAGTGAAGTACGGATTCCATACCAACGTGGCAACCAAGCCAATGGTTATCTCAGTATTGGTTCAGGTTATCCGTGAACAACTCTATGTAGAGCGAGACGATAGATGCTTAGATGAATATCTCACCTACGAGAAGAATGGAACGGTTTATGAGGCAGCAGACGGAAAGCACGATGATTTGCTCATGACCAGAGCCATCGGACTCCACATCTGTTTCAATGAAATGGAAATGCCTAAGATGATTTATTATCAGACAAGAGTAATGACAAGAAAGGTTTCTGTTTCGGCAGCAACCATCATATAGTTCAAACTAAATAATTACGATTATGAAAGTAACAAAGATTTTCAAGCGCATCAAGTGCGAAATCATGTACCGCCAAGCTACGGCTAAGGCAGACTACGCATCCAAGAAGAACAATGGAGAAATCTTCTATGTTCTTCCTACACAGAAGGGCAACCTGATGATTATGAACCGCTCACTATTCGAGACGTTCAAGAGAACAAAACTGGTTGACAACGACATGAAGGTTAGAGACCTGTTCAGGGATTGTGTCTATCATACCAACTGCAAGAGCAAAAAGGGTAAGGCGAGCCGCAAGCGTAAGTTCCTCAGATGGAAAGGCTTGATTTAGTAAGGTTAACGGATAAGAGATAGGTAGATTAAATTCTGCCTATCTTTGCTTATATATTAATAATATACGTATATGATTTATAAAATAGTTAAAGGAAATAGTTTTAAACTGCACATCTTGGTGCGGAAGATGGACGTATCGAAAGAGTTTCAGCGGCTCGTTGACTTCGATATGAATCTTGCTACCGACATCATGGTTGAGTTGTCGGGCTTTTGTTGTGATACGATTTCCGTTCCAGTACAAGTGGCAGGAATCCAAGGCAACGTACTGATATGCGACATTCCTTCATCCCTTGATTGTGGTAATTACAACGTCAGGGTATCATGGAAGTATGATGGTAGCGAAATGGTCAGTATTGAGCGCAACCTTCTAAGAATCGTTGAGCACAACTCGATGAGTAATGTTCCTATCGGTGTTACAGAAGGTGAGCATACTGGCTTATTCAATCTTCGCTACTACATCGTGACCAGCAATCAGTCAACTTGCCCAGTATCATTCATCGTTGATAATGTCAAATTCAGCTATACCATCAATGACGAAATCAAACTGGTTGATAATCAGGAGAACTACGTGATAAATGGAACTATCAGAAACGGAAAGAAACTGGAAGCTGAGTTCATGCCAATCGAAGGTTTCAGTATCGGTCAGGTGAAGATTATTATGGATGGCAAAGATGTTACCGACGAGTATTACAATAGTACTACTCATAGGGTCTTTATTCCAGCCGTATCAGGTTATGTCACAATCACGGCAAGCGGAACGGTAAAGGCAAGCTATTATGGCGCATCATCAGCCAAGAATATGGGCGAGTTTAACATGTCAGACCTCACAATGCACGAAGGTACACTTGTCGGGCAAACTCTAACCATCGCAACAACGGAAGAAAAACCATACATCTGGTTTGCAAGCCGACAGCCACTTGTCTTTAGTCAATGTGGTTTTGAAGCTTCTTTGAATACTACCAAATTGGGGGACCTCTACTATTACTGGTCAGACGAACTGGTAGCTGGTAATGATAATGAATATCAAATTAAACTTAAAGAATAATATGGCAGAAAATAAAAAGTACAACAGCATCCTTGTTAGCGGACGCAAAGACGAGACTCTGACATATTCGAGGTATATCAAGGATGAAGAGACTGGTAAATCCGTTAAAGAGTCTCTTGATGGAAAGATTAATACCACGGACAAAATAGATATTAACCAGATTGCTCAGGCTGTCTGGAATAAACTCAAAGATGAGTATCTCAGGAGAGATGGTAGTAATTTTATGCAAAGTGACCTGGGTTTAAATGACCATAATATCACAGGCGTTAAGGAAATCAGAAACCTCAGTGCTCTTCCTGTTGTTATAGCCTTTAATAAAGATGGCTATGATGTTAAGTTTGAGCAATGGTCAACAAGTGGAGGCGACGAAGGAGCTTCTCCTGATTTTATTGGAGGTTTTAATGGGGGAGAACTTGAAGTTCCATTAAATATTA